ATCAACATTTTCAGGACCGGTCAGATCACTGGCTGGTTTTATTTCATCAGGTAATGCTTCAGTTGTAAGCTTAACTGCTGATACATCAATAACAGTGGATTCACATGCAGGTAAGGTGCTTTTGTGTAATGATGCTGATGGTAAGTTTACTTTACCATCCATTGTCTCAACTGCTCCTGATAGCAATGATGACCCAAACCAACTTAACAATCTTGGGTCAACATTTACATTTGTAATTGTAACTGCCGCTACTGATCTTGACATCTTGACAGATGGCACAGATAAGTTTGTGGGTGGACTTTACACTGGTGTAGATGATGCAACTGGTAAAACTTTTATTTCAGGTGCATCTAATGATGTCATCACATTAAATGGCTCAACCAAAGGTGGTCTTGCTGGAAGTATTATTAAGGTAACTGCTATAGCAAGCGCTAAGTATGCTGTTGAGGGCATTACTTTAGGTTCAGGAACTTTAGTTACACCATTTGCTGACGCATAATTAGGAGCTTAATATGTCCACAAGAATGACAGGCAGTGATGTAAAAACTGCAACTACTACATCCAGTGCTACTGGTGGAGTTGCTTTAACATCAGGTAGATCAAGGCTTAGAGGATATGTGATTGCAGGTGGTTCATCAGATGGAACTGTAACTTTTAGGAATGGTTCTGTTACAGGAACTACTTTGTTTATTGCTCCATGCAATGCTAATGACACTGAAACATTAAACATACCTGATCAAGGTGTGTTGTTTGAAAGTGGCATACATGTAGTGTTAAGTAACATTGATAGAGCTACTATCTTTACCTCTTAGAGTAAAATCAAAACATAGCCTTAGTAATAAGGCTATGTATTTAAGATGGCTGTAAAGAAAGCAAGAAAACAAAAGATGGTGCCACGCACCAAGAAAAACTTTAGACCAACCAAAAAGGGTGCTGGCATGACTGAGGCTGGTGTTAAGGCTTATAGAAGAAAGAACCCCGGCTCTAAATTAAAAACAGCAGTCACTAAAAAGAAAAACCTCACTAAATCAGAAAAGGCAAGAAGAAAGTCATTTTGTGCTAGAAGTAAGGGTCAAATGAAGAAGTTTCCAAAAGCCGCCAAAAATCCCAACTCAAGACTAAGACAGGCTAGAAGAAGATGGAGATGTTAGTTGGAAAAAAGAAAAACAAGAAGGTAAAATAAATTTAAGGTAATTATTATGGCAACTCCAAAAAATGTAGCAAACCCATCTTTGTATGCTAAAGCTAAAGCAAAGGCTAAAGCAAAGTTTGATGTTTACCCTAGTGCATATGCAAATGCATACATGGTTAAAGAATACAAAAAAATGGGTGGCAAGTACAAAGGCACAAAAAAAGCTGAAGGTGGTTCAGTAAATAGCAATAATTTAAAACCCATACCATCATCTAATAAAGGTTTACCCAATCTACCAAAAAAGGTTAGAAATCAAATGGGTTATATGAAAAATGGTGGTGCTGTAAAATCTTTCATTGCAAGAGGTTGTGGTGCTATTGACCCATCAAGAAGAAAGAAAACCAAAATGCGAATGTCATAATGGCAAAAGCAGGTGGACTAAGAAGTTGGTTCAAACAAGACTGGGTTGACATTGGCTCACCTAAAAAAGGTGGTGGTTTTAAAAAGTGTGGTAGACCTAAAGCCAAAGGCTCTAAAAGAAAATACCCAAAGTGTGTTCCTAAAGCTACAGCTAATAGAATGACTAAATCACAAATTAAATCTGCTGTACAAAGAAAAAGGTCAAAAAAACAAGGTGTTGGTGGCAAGCCTACCAATGTTAAAACTTTTGCTTCTAAAAAAAGAAAGAAGTAATGCTGACACAAGATCAGCTAGAATCTGAAATTAGAGCTTGGTCAAGTGAAGCTTTAGAAACAAAACAAGATAATGGTCATGCAACATGTCCATATGCAAAAAACACTTGGAACAAAGAAAAGGTCAAAATACTTAAATCTAAAGATATTTACTGGGAAGATTTGTTTAAATGTGCTTTAGATTTTCCAAAAGACTATGATGTTATTATTTATTGTGATTTCAATATTGATTTGCCTGTAG